GGTACTAACACCTATGGGGCAGTAACCTTCACAGAACCCACGCGCACTGTTGCAACCTATATGGCATCAATTGGCGGCGTAGGCACTAAGCAGGGCTTTTTGGACGCCATTCGTGCTCAGTCATATGACAACTGGAATCCTCTACTTACTGGCGGGGCCATCGCCGCGTACATCAAAACCGGTTTCACTCCGGTATAGGCCCCGTAAGGAGCTCCTAATGAAAAACCCTAAAGACCCTCCACTAAGTAACCAATTCGCCAGCTTCAGTTTCATCCTGACTGGCGTCCTCGTTGGCATTGACATAGTCGCTGACAAGGGTTGGTCACTGTGGCTCACCACGGCTCCCGTTACGGGAGTCTTCTCGATCATGATAATTGGAGCCTTAATCTCTATCTACAGAGACTAAAGGCCTCCTAAGGAAACCCTAATGATAGACACATACGCCGCTAAGGTAGTCACCACGTTCCTCTCGGCAGCTCTCCTCGGACTCTCAGCCACTGTTATGGACAATCGCGTAGATAACAGCAGGCAGGATGCCGAGATCGCTAATATTGGCGAACTCAAGGACAAGGTTGAGCTGTTCAATGAGCAGATATCCACAGCCAATGTGAACCTAGCAACACTCAATGAGAGGTTACGTACTGATGAGTAAAGCAACCACAGAACTCATGGACGAGCTGCACGGTGCCCATGCTGACATTCTCTTAAAGACCCTCAAGAACTACAGAGAGGGAGCCATCAAGGATGACGAAGGCAACGCTATTGCAGCACCTCCTGCCTTCCTAGCCCAGGTCTGTAAGTTCCTTAAAGACAACGGCATAGATCGCCCAGCGTCCGCTCAGGACACTGTAGATCTCTTAGCAGGTGCAATGCCTGACTTTGATGCCTTTGATAACGTTTCTAAGATAGGTATCTAATGTATATATCTTTTGATTACAGCTGCACGTCCTGTCCTAAAGTCGAATCTAGGCTTGTCAAAAGGGACGCTAAAGACTCCCAAACCTGTCAATGCCAATCCCCGATGAAACGCCTACCAGCAGGCACCCGCACCACCTTCAGATTCGCTGATACAAACCTTAAGAAATAACCCCCGCAATTAGCTCCTAACGGCCTTTCTGGCCAACCTACCCTATGGTATTCCCTATAGTGGGAACGTCCCCGTAGCGGCCTTAAAGTAAGCCTGAGGAGGCCTGATGGATAAGCAGTACCCTGAGTGGATCACAAACACCTCTCAACAGACAATGCACGATGATTTCAGGGCATTCCTTTGGTACATCTGGAGATGCCTGAATCTACCCGAACCGACCCGCATTCAGTACGACATTGCTACCTATCTGCAGTACGGGGACTCACGAAGAATCATTGAGGCTTTCCGTGGTGTTGGTAAGTCGTGGATCACGGCTGCCTATGTTCTCTGGTTACTCTACAGAGATCCTCAGCACCGCATTATGGTGGTCTCGGCGAACAAAGAGAGATCCGACGCTTTCTCAATCTTCACTAAGAGGTTGATTGAAGAAATAGACATACTCCAGTTCCTGCGTCCCAACGGAGGCCGTGACTCTAATATTGCCTTTGATGTGGGCCCTTCCCTGCCTGATCAGGCCCCCTCAGTGAAGTCCGTAGGTATCACAGGACAGCTGACAGGTGGTCGTGCTAATACCATTATTGCGGATGATATTGAGGTGCCTAAGAACTCTGCCACTGAGACTCAGCGGGAGCGTCTTGGAGAGCTCGTTAAAGAGTTTGATGCCGTTGTTAAGCCTGGCGGTGAGATCATCTATCTGGGAACCCCCCAGTTGGCTCAGTCTCTCTATAACGTCATCCAGCAGCGTGGATACACATGCCGCATATGGCCAGCCCGTTATACAGATGGTAAGGACAAGGAAGGGGCTGACAGGTACAACGGAGCACTGGCTCCAATTATCATAGAGACTCTTAAGCAGAACCCCACAACACTCAACCAGACCACAGAGCCCTCAAGATTCTCTGAGCTGGATCTCACCGAACGTGAGGCGTCTTATGGTAAGTCAGGCTTTGCCCTGCAGTTCATGCTAGACACCAGCCTCAGTGACGCCAATAGATTCCCATTGAAGACCCGTGACCTGATGGTTATGGATGTACGTACCAAAGAAGGCCCGGTACAGATCACCTGGGCCTCAGGGCCTCAGCAGCACCTTAGTCAGTATGAAAACATTGGCCTAAATGGCGACAAGTTCTATGGCCCCATGTACATCTCTAAAGATTGGGATAAGTGGAATGGTGCCGTCATGTACATTGACCCCTCTGGTCGAGGAGCCGATGAGACTGCCTATGCTGTCACAAGGATGCTTAATGGCGTCATCTATCTCGTCCGTTGGGGCGGGTTTAATGATGGCCATGGTGAGGAGACAATGGAAGCCTTAGCTACCATAGCGAAGGAAGAAGGTGTCAATGAGGTCTCTGTAGAGGATAACTTCGGTGACGGTATGTGGCTTAAGCTATTCAGCCCTACCCTACACAGGATCCACCCCTGCACCGCAACTGAGTACAAGGTCTCCGGTCAGAAAGAAGTACGGATCATTAATAAGCTGGAGCCAGTCCTCAACCAGCATAGATTGGTAATGACTCCTCAAGTGATCGAGAAGGATCTTAAAGACTCTGAAACCAAACTCACCGTATCCGGCATCTACCAGCTGACCCACCTCACCAAAGACAGAGGCTCACTGAAACACGATGACCGTGTGGATGTCTTAGCCGAAGCTGTAGGACATTGGGTGGATCAGGTTGCTAAGGACACCAAGACAGCCGAGAAGACTCATAAGGACAAGTTAATGGATATCGCCTTAAGAGCCCATCAGAAGGCCTGTGGAGCCATCGGGCTAGGTAGAAAGAACAAGAGTTTTATTCGAAAGAGGAGGTAGTAATTAGGGGTTCCTCTGGAGCCCTTATGGGGCCTGGTCTAGAATTAAGACACACTACTGAAGGTAAGATACCTATTAAGAGTATCTTAAAGAGCTCTTAAAGACATCTTAAGGATACTCTTAAAGATAGGCCTAGGATTATAGGGGTTCTTAAGGTTATGCCTAGCATTACACCTACCAAGCCCACCCCTTAATAGACAACTGTCTGATTAATTACAGACACATTAGTCACAGGGACTACCTGCCCTTGGGTCTTAGGCCCTCCTAAGATAGTCCATCCAATACCTACCAACTTATCATCATTGAAGATGTATGGACTGTACTCATCATCAGTAGCCAGCCCGTCAGACTGCCAGCCACTCCTATAGTAAATGATGTCGACTGCTACCGACTCCTTCATGTATCTGTCGGGCTGCTTTATGCCTGCCGTAGGGAGGCCTACTTGGGTTGGGCTTAGGATGTCATGCACTTGGCCTTTAGACATCCCTAGAGAGACTTCTGAGGCTCTTTGGGCGTACTGGTCTACTACTACCTGATATGGGCTAGGAGGCGTTACGCAGGCTGTTAGGGCCGTTAAAATGGCTGTCAGCATGGCGGTCTTAAAGAAGGTCATTGGGAGTCCTTTAGGTGTTCTTGAGGAAAAGTGTAGCAGATCGTAAATAGTTCGTGCGTTAAAGTGTGGTGTTGAATTTTTTGCCAGAAAAATACGTGCCCTGCCCCGTTAATCGTCCGTGCCAATTTCCCCCCATGCCCCTCCTGCAGGTTTCAATAGCCCCACCCCTCCCTTTTAAACACATAAAACAACACACCACCCCTGCAGCCCACTAGCTACGTGCTGTCTAATCGCTGTCTAACTGCCGCTTCATCAGTATCAATGTATATTGAGTGCTATCTAATGCACTAACAAAGCCCCGGCTGTGGCTGTGCCCGCATCTGTTTTTTTTCTATTAATGCACACTATTAGATATGCCCCTCTCAACCGCTTACAAACTTTCTTTGTATTTCTTCTTGACAACTACAAGATTCCTTTGTATATTCTCTACATCAACTACAAACAACACAAACGGAGGACATTATGACATACGAAGAGAGCTGGCCAGACAGAGCATCATATAAGCAAGTGGTGAGAGAGCTGCACTATCACGGGATGGATCTCAATGAATTCCTCAGCGAACTGGGGAGCCACTCAGATTACGACTCTGAGGATGTGCTCGCTTGGATGGGATATTGAACAACCAATTGATTGCACTAATGCACTAATAACACACAGGAAAATAGATAATGTATAAGACAATAACACTCTCCGATTTCCACGATGCGTTCAACGCACCGGGTAAGCACACAGCTCACGCCTTTAGCTACGCCGGCCTCACAGCACTCTATGAGTACATAACGGAACTCGGGGAAGAT